AGCTCCATATGGGCATACACCTCCTCATCAGTCATAACGTCAGCAGACAGGGGTGCCTCAAGGATTTTATCGACATACTTCAACGCTAATCGTTTTATTTCGTCATCGATTGGCCAAGGTCGCTCCTCATCCAGCTTGAGTTCAGATTTTTCAACAGAAGAGTAGGTTGGGTTATTATAAAAAAACTTATCGTATATCCGTTTATCCCACTCCTCCCATTGCTTGGGGTCAATTTGTTTTAAAAAAAGAGGGCCGCTTCACCATCGAAAATTTCGCGTGAAGGTGGGTACGCTGCAGTTTAGGATGTATCTGACCGAGATACCGCAACTCTCGGTAATTTCGCTTTGGTTCGCCCTTTACGAAAAAGCCCCCCTCACGGGTCTTCAGTGAGGTTGGGCCTTCCCAAAATCCTGGGCAAGGACCGAATAAGCATTATTGGAATATGAGTCGGTGTTGTTGTGCAACGCCAACACTATTCCATTAGTAACATAAGGTGATCCGCATTGAGCAGGAAATGTATCGCTATCATGACAGAACTCATGAGCATTCCAATATCCGCTACAATGCACCGCATAAGGCTCATCCGTATTCGGATGAAAAGTGTACATAGTCAAGTGCTCAGCGCGTATTGGCTCACTAGCCATAGTGAAAACTTTGCCCTCACAATTAATCTGGGCGTCTGTGACAGCTAAATCGTTGCCAAGATCCGCAAACTTAATTGCTTTGTATACAGAGTTTTCCTTATAGAAAGCTTCGCCAGCTCTGGTCACGTGATATGCAGTATACCACTTTGGTTGTTCACCCTTCCCATTTCGCATACGGACCATTACACCGTTTCGGACATACCCATCTCCCTTGGAGATATAGATAGGGCGAATAGCGCGAGGGGTCCGGTCGTAATACTGCCGTCTCGTCGAATCGGCATTGTTGTGGTCGGAGACTCTTGCCTCCTTTACTTTGGGTACAATAGGCTCTACAGATGGCGATGGCTCTTTGGTGCTGTTCGACACACTCGTCACACCATCCTTGCTGTCGGCCTTTTTTTTGTGTTTAGGGCACTCGCCCTTAGCGATATCATACACGCACACTCCACTACATTGTTTATAGTTTTTATTCTCCTTCTTTATCCTAACAATGTCTTTAATATCTTGGAGAGCTAAAGCATTATATAATAATGGGGGGGTATTCTTCTCGCATAATCTATCGAAGTGATCGTTGCATAAAGTCTTCCCCGTCTTCACACAGCCAAGATAGCTGCACGGCACGGCTCCTTCTTTACGCTCATCACTCTCTTTATTCTTTCGAGACTTCATTGAATTGGGCAACGCCCGATCTCCCCACGTCTTCTTATGCGATGCATTAGAATGATGGGTCACGCCACCCGATAAATCTCCATTATAAATATCTTCGATATTCACTACTAAATCGCGTAGTTCAGCGTTTATAGCAGTGATATCCTTCTGGTAATCATAATCATAATCACCATCATACTCATCAGCACGTTTGGAGGCATATAAATCTCTGAGATCATTCCGTAATTGATCACGCTTCCGTATCATCGCCTGATACTGCTCATCTGATAATAGTTGCTGTGCTCGGCCAATATTCTGTCCTTTTGTTGTATTCTTCCCACGACCTTCTTTCTTCTTAAGAGTTTTCGCCTGCCATGTCGACTTGAAGTAATAATATGTGCCAAAATAAATACACACAATCACTCCTATTAACCCAGTAAGCATCAACTTATGTTCAGAAATATAATCGCGGACTCCAACAACAAAGTCTAGAAAGGTAACCTCACCTTCAGCCTCCATCAGAGTTGTACGCGCGTGTTCTTCACTCGTTGCTATAACTGTGAATGATTCCTCATCTTTTTGTACCTGCCACAACGCTAAATCCTTAGTGTCCGCGACTGGTGCTACAGAGTATAAGTATCCAACTATATGTGCTATAGCAGGAGATTTAGACCCTAAATCGACATCCGTCGGTGTCCCGCCGACCATGATTGAAACCTTCGCTTTAGGCTTAGTATTCGGATGTATTGTTCGCATTTGTGCTAACCACTCTCGTGCTAGCCAGAGCCAAAAAGTTGGCGCTCCGACATTAACTGCGGGGGTGGCAAGTATATCTGCTTGCAATACCTGTCCTATTTTAGTCTGAAAGTCAGGTATCTCACAGCCTGCGTGTTTCTGGAAACCGAGGCCGGGATAGGTGTCTTTAAGTTTATCATTTAAAATATCGACCAAGTCCTTAAGATCCTTGGACCCGTGCGATGGTAATCCGCCATGATAATTTATTGGGGCTGCATAAACTGCAAATTTCACGCTTGGATCAGCGAAAACTTTGCCTTTAGCCACCTGAGCGATTACCTCCTTAGTAATATTACCACGAACCTGCGTTACACTTCCTTTCTTCGCAACTCGTCGTGACGGTTTGGAGAAGAAACCATCTCCCAATCGCGTCAGATTCTTAATTGCGTTCACAAGGGTGCTGGTATAGACAAGTGCTCCAGCAGTAGCGCCCATAGCTGCTAGCGTTACTAGAATAGCTTTCACATACGCCGGCGCAAGTTCGCTTGGTGTTGCTCCTTCCATGATCTTCTTCTTCTTTTTCGTTATAAAAGCATAAGTTGCGTAAACAATACCAGCAATAACTGATACTGATATCGTAGACGCAATTCCAACAAATAAATTTTGGATTGTCTCGGTGGATGTACCCAAACCAAGAGGATCCGTAATCTTCTGTCGTATATCTTGATACTTTTTATAAGCATGTGACTGCATTCGATCACTAACGAAGTTCTCAACACGATTACTAATATAAGTTGTGGCGTGCTTAATAAGTTTAACCTTATACCAGGTATATGTCCAACCCGGCAAAAATGCCACCGGAAATGTCCACCACGCCAAATACCCAAAAGCAAAGGCAGGTCCCCATCCAGCAAAAGCAAATGTGGTTATAACGAATGATATCAATGGAGTCTTCCAACTCGAAAACTCTTTCAATCCATGCGTTGTTACTTCCACTGCTCGGTGCTCAATATCATCTGGGTGTGGCTTAAAATCACCACAAGTACACACCTTGCCGGACACGGCCCACGCCTTCTGTTTATTCACATCATCCTTCTCTGTTGAGAGCCTAAAATACCGATTTCGACAAGTATAACAGCCGGGATCAGTATCCGCAATTTCAGGTAACTCCTCAACGACATCATAGATGCTGTGCGTGCTCGCGCCTGTAACCTTGGG